CGAAGAAGAAGCGCTATCAACAGAAGCGCGACGATTGCTTGGCAGCTCTTTCGAAAACTGGCCTAACAGGCGAGGCACTGCAGCAGGCAGTGAAGCAAGCGATGCAAGCGCAGCGCGTTGCGGATCAAAAAGCGCAGAGCAAGCTCGAAGGGCCGCAGGACAAGCGGCCGGAGGTGTTCAGGATGCAGCCAGAGTTCAACCAGTTACCATGGTCGGAACCCAAGGAAGCGAAACGCCAACCGGACGATTCGAAGGAAACAGTGATGCAACGGACGTGCAAGCTCAAGGACGGGTCGGTAATGTTGTGGTTCTCGGATCAACCGGGGATATACAAGTTGCTGCCTCCTCGTTTGCCATCGGAGCCAAAATTGGGCCCTTCGTTTGCGTCTCTCATGGAAAGGGTCTCTACCGCCGTGACCAAGCCTGGGTCCGGCAGCGAGAAGCCCCCGGCGATTGGTACAAGTCCGTTGCCGACAAGTACGGCCAACCTGATTGTTCCGCCGCAGGGGAGCGTCTCTCGTTCCTAACGCAAGTACCAGTAAAATTCAATCAGCACCCCGCGCCGGATATTCTTCTGCGGCGCAAAATGTATGGGGTTTGTGAAACATTGTATACTAAAGCACGATATTTTGCACGATGCACGGTTTCGCCGAGTGAAGTGAAAATGAGTGATTGGTTTGATAGTTTGATTGAAGAGATTGATCCAAATTCCTCCCCGGGAGCACCCTGGGTGTGGGAAGGAGTGACAACGAATCGGCAAGTTCTGGAGAGTAAGTCATTGCGTGAGCAGTGTCGAACTCGGTTTATGAATTTGCTTCGTACTGCAAAGGACGGGAAGGAGATGCCACGTCCGCTCGTTAGAATTTTCATTAAAAACGAGCCACATAAGATACAGAAGATTCGAGAGGGCCGATTGAGGATGATATGGGCATTGCCGCTAGAATGGCAGCTATTGCACAGGTTGTTCTTGGGCGACTCTCTCACCGCTGAGCTACAGAACCATGAGGAAATACCGACGAAAGACGGGATGTCCTTTGTGCGCGGCGGAGCAAACCGTTTCTACATGAGTATGGATGACGGAAGTGACAAGATTGGAGATCGTGA